GATGTCTGCCCAATCAACAAGTTTCTTGATGAATGCGTCATCATGAACACCAACACTTGCAGAGTGGAGACGTAGCATCTTTTCCTCAATCTTAACATGAGGATATGATTGCTCAAAGGTCACAGGGAATCTCTCAAGGAATGCTTCATTAAGAACATTAGTTCCGATGAATCTACCATCCTCAGATCCTTTACCTTTGGTGTTTGCAGTTGCAATGATGTTGAATCCTGCAGCAGGTTTTACCCACTTTCCTATCTTCTTCAAGAAGACACCTTTGCCCTCAAGAATAGATTGTAAACATAGGATCTTGTTAGATGCTAGATCGATCTCATCTAGAAGGAGTACAGCTCCCCTCTCCAAAGATTCGATAACTGGCCCATTGTGCCAAACAGTGTTACCATCAACAAGACGAAACCCACCAATAAGATCGTCTTCATCTGTCTCTATAGTAATGTTAACTCTAATTAACTCTCTATTTAGTTGTGCACATGCTTGCTCAACAGAGAATGTCTTACCATTACCTGACAATCCTGTAATGAATGCAGGATAGAATTGCTTAGATTGAATAATCTTTTTGATGTCTGCAAATGGGCCAAACTTAACAAAGTTCTCATCAGTATCAGGAATAAGATTTTGAACCTGTGCAGGTAAAACAGATGGTTTAGCAAAGGATCTCTCTATGTCCTCTACAGCAGATTGTGTTACCTCAAGATTCCACTTACCTTTAGTTACTTTGAATGCTTTTAGTTTCTTAGTAACTGTTGAATATGCGATGTCATTCATTGAGCAAAATGCCCTGACATCTGGGGTTGTAAACTCTGATCCATATAGATCACGAAGTCCATTAATAACTTGCTCTTGGGTCATCTTTAACTCGAATGTCATAATAAAAAAGGGGTTTCAGTTATGTACTTATTATAACTGAAAAGGGGGTCTTGTGAACCCCCAGTGGACACTTTTTTAACTGTCCTATTTATGCGATTTGCTCAATAAATTTACTGAGAATCTTCTTGTTCATCTTCTTACCTCTAAGACTTTTGGTGAATGCTTTCTTGATATCTGCTTTTGAATCTGACTTAGGTTCAAACTCAGAATTGTTACCAATAGCAGATGATGATAGACCAAGATAAACTTTGTATCCTTGATTTCCACCCTCAAGAACAACTGACTTGTTCTTTCTCCACTCTTGCATCTTTTTTGCAAAAAGAGGATTGTCTTCGTCTCTAACAAAGTTGGTACGAATGAAACGACCACCTTCTCTAGAGTCAAGAATACGAATACCAATAAAGTTACAGTATGGGAATGTTTCTCCAATGTCTGTTAAGAATGTTGGAGTCACACCAGCCCAGTAACTATCAAACTCAGTAGACTTTCCTGTCTTACGATTACGAAGAAATACACCCTCTCCAAGACTACCTGTACCAAAGTATGCGTTAGTAGCACTAGAATCAAAGTGTCTCATAACTTCACGATGATAGTGTGACCACTGTGCTTCACCATCTGTGAGGATTACACAATTGACTTTCTCTACACCAGATTCTTTTTGGAACTGTGGAATGACCTGATGTAATGATACGATTGCTTCATTCAGTGGTGTACCTGATAGGTGTAATCCGTTAGGGACAAAACTTCCAGATGAGTATCCTCTGAATGATGAAACAACTTTGAAGACATTCAACATCTGTTGATTTAAATCTTTACCACGAGACTTACTTGTGAAAAGATTCATCAAAGAAAAACCTTTCTCTACTTGAACCATACTATCCTTTGGTTCATATGCAAATTGAGTTTGCCCATCTTCATCTCTAGCATTTGTATTTGGATGTGATGATGTAAATGCATAGACCTCAAAAGGAATCTGTACTTTCTTGCAGAACCACATTAGGTTGTATAACTGTTTGATAGTATCAAGCATGATGTGAGACATAGAACCAGACCAATCAAGAATGAATACTAATCCATGATTCTTTCCATCAGGTAAAACAGAGATCTTCTTAAATAGATCTTCGTTGTACTTGTAAGTATGTAGCTTAGATGTATCTAAAACACCAGTACGACTTGTAGTAGCACGAGCATATGCAGATGCTGACTTCTTACACTCAAACTCTTTGACAAGATAGTTGACTTCTTTCTGTGCAGACTTCTTGAACTGTGCAAAGTTTTTCTCCATTTCAAGACCTTGCTCATACTGATTGCACAAAAGATTGAAATGATAATCCATTCTTTCATTACCACTTGTATTGTTAGGACGAACAGGTGGTCTAATCTCAGCATGAAGTGCTTGAATCTCATCATGTATCTCTTTGTTTGATATGATGATTTTATTCAAATCTACTTGAGGTATTTCAATGTAGACATTTTCTCTACCTTCCATTTGAACAAGATTTCTAAGTGCATCTTCAAGACTATCAGCAGTTTCAACTGTGAGTTCTTCTAAAGCATTACCACCCTCTCTTCCACCAACTGGATCTCCTGTAGGAGATGGTTGATTCTCTACAGATTGTGACTCTTTACCCACAGGTTCTTGTGGTGTTGGTTGACCATCATCTGTGTCTCCCTCTTCTGATTTGTCAGCATTATCGAAAGGAACATTTCCATCTGATTGTCCTTGGCCATTTGGCATACCCTCAAGTGGTATACCAGACTCATCATCTACTTCTTGCTCTTGCTTTTCTTTTTCAAACTGCTCTTTACAGTATTCAAAAAGTTCTTTTGATATATCAAGAACCTCATCAAATGTTTCACAGTTATCAATCTTTTTAATAAAGATACTTTCTTCTAATGTGAAAGGAATATCAAGATGAGTACCAATCTTATAATGTAAGTTGATACGATCAGCAAGATTCATATCAGAGATATTTTTATTATTAGTTTGAAAGAAGTCCTGATCAACTAAGTCTGTATATCCTCTATAAAAAGTCTTTGAGATACCCTCATAACGACGCTTCATCAACTTCTCAATACGAGCATCTTCAACAATATTAACGAACTGAGGATTCATTTGATAACCCTCTTCTAAGATCCAGTTTCTGTTAGGAGTGTATAATGCATGTCCAACCTCATGACTTACAAGCATGTCATACACATACTCACTTGCATCCCAGACAGGTAGAGTGAGAACTCTAGAGTAAACATCAAACTGTGCAGTCTCAACTCTCTTGTGCTCTACAATAAGATCTTCTGTAGCAAGTAGTTTTGCTAGTTGTGATTTAATTTCGTTCTTGATTGTCATGGGGTTCCTTGTCTGATATATCCAGTATAACAAGTAACCCTTCGCTTGAAAGGATCAAGTGGACACTTTTTTAACTGTCCCTCTCATCTAATACTTCGTTTATAAGATCTTTTAACTCCTGCTTAAGAGCATCAGATATTATGTTAATTTGTTTTGGTACTACATCAGGAAGTGCAGCACGTTGTTCTTCAATGCTTTTCCCACCACCCTTACCTGTCCCATAGGACATTCCTTGCGTATCAATTTTCACTAGTCTCTTTGTCTCCAATCATCAGGTCTATCAGGTCTAAACCAATCAGCGATATCTTCTGCTCCTCCAAAACCCCTTTTATGATTACTTGAATCGGGGTCTCCTATATTCAAGTTATTCAGAAAAGACTCGTTCGGATTTATATTCATTCTTCTTGCTGTTCTCAACATGCCTCTTGCACTCGTATTTGCTTTTGAAAGTTTTTCAGCCCATATCATATCTTCTATTGTGACTTCAGTTCCTGCTGCGATTGCTTTGCATATGCCTTCCAGACGAAGACGATATTGGGTAGATAACATGTGTTAATAATAATCATTAAAAATATTTATGATGCACTTTTATCTACTCTTTTACTAAACCCTCTTTCCTTGCTAAATTTGATTAAATGATCGAATTTATCGTGCAAATCGGACTTATGTGAGATAACGAAGATATTTGCATCTTTAATTACGAAACGAATTATCTTCATAAATTCATCAACACCAAATCCATCAAGAGAACTATCAAATACTTCATCCATAATTAATAGATTTGTATTGACAGAGTTCTTGACTCTTGCTACCTCTCTCCATGTAAACAATAAGGCCAAATCAATTCGCATTTTCTCACCTTCACTGAATGATGAGTATGAAAAATCTTCATGTATTGGTGACTCTACTGTCTCAATAAATTCCTCATTCAATTTAAAATTGATATAGAAATCCATCATCTGCAGATAACGATTAACCTGCTGATTGATAAGTGGTAGATACTTTTTAATTATCTTAGTCTTCACACCATCATCTTTCAAAAGAGAATATGCAAAATCATGATGAACAATATCCTGATTCCTCTCAGATAATTGATCATCTGTTTTTTGAAGACTTTCCTTAAACTCGTTTAGTTTCTCATGCTCAATATTTCTGTTCTTAAGTTGTTCGGTAAATTTTTGAATTTCTGATTCCAAATCTCTGATCTGTCTATTAAATCCAGAGATTCGAGTATTGTTTTGAGAAATATCATTGTTGAGTTTAGTAATCTCCTTTGTGAGTGTGGTGAAAAGACGCTCTCTATCCTCTTCGTTTTTAATTGCTTTTTCTAGTTCTTGATAACCAGTTTGCAACTCCTTGGCTTTACTTTGAGCATCCTTAATCCTATTTAATCGAAAGTCTTCTTCTATATCCTGAGTGCATGTAGGACATACCGTATTATCCGTAAAGAACTTGTGTTCTTTTGTAATAGTAGATACTTTATTAGATAATTTTCCCTTTAAATTGTTTAACTTTCTTAACTTTTTATCTGCACCTGTGACCTTTTCTTGCTCCTTTATTAAATCAGAAACTTCATTTTCCAACTCTTCATTAGTGTTTACACAGTTGTCAGATTCTTTAATTAATTCATTAATCTTTTCTTTCTTACTTTTAATATCTTCTTTACTACGATTCTCTATCTCTGTAATAAATTTTTCCTGCATTTTTATTTTATCATGCAGATTTTCTCTTTTTAATTTAAGAGATCTAACTTGTTCTTTCTTAAGTCTAATCTTATCTTTCAAAAGATTATTCATGAAAGAAAAGATACGTATATCTAAAAGATCTTCTATAACTTCTCTTCGATTAGGTGCATTTAATTGCATGAAAGGAACAAAGGTGCTACTTCCAAGTATGACAATCTGTGTAAATGACTTGTAGTTTACTTTTAGAATATTATCCTCAAGTATTCTCTGATTTGATCGATCATCAGCCTGTCGATGTAAAGGAGAACCATTGACCTCTATATCAAATGTATTAGGTCTGATACCTCTTCGGACTACATAATCTCTTGCATTTACATCAAACTCTAGTTCGACTAAACACTCTCTTTCATTTACGGTGTTTACTAATTGAGACTTATTGATCTTACGAAATGGTTTGTTAAACAAAACAAATGTTAGAGCATCTAACAGAGTGCTCTTTCCAGATCCATTATGACCAATTATTAAGTTTGTATTTTTTTCTAGAAAATTAATCTCTGTCCAGTGATCTCCGGTTGAGAGAAAATTTTTCCATCTAATCTTCTTGAACTTTATCATTACTAGGTGGAATCACAAGGTCATCAGGTGTGATGACAGCATACTTATAATTATACATCCTACAGGTCTTTATGGCAAGTTCATCTTCAACTTCGATAACTTCCATATTACTATGACCATCTTCCTCTAACATCAAACCATATCTCTCTGCATCATCCTCCTCTTCAAATAGAAATAGAACTCTATCACCTTGCTTATCTGCAACAGCATATGCTCCATCCGCTTTACGGTGCTTGAGTGTTAATAGATACATTACTCTACCTCGCAGGCTTGTTTGTACAGGTCACGGAAAATACCTTTCACAACTCCTCTATCAAACTCAATCTCTGCTTCATCAATGTAACGATTCAAGATCGAGATTGTATTTTCATCCTCATCAATATCGAAATCTTCATTCTCAACGATTGCAAAGTTCTCTACAATCTTTAAGTCTTGAACTCCTGCACGATATAACTTATCAATAAATTTCTGGAATTCCTTTGGACTAGACTTTTTACGAACAATAACTTTTACAATTTTATTCTCATATTCAGTAGTATTAAACAACTGATGATTAGTATCTTCATAATACACGTTATAGAATAATTTATAAGGATTGTTAATTGAAGTATGTTCGAGAGTATCTGTATCAAATAGGGTAAACCCCCTTGGATCATTCACATCATTCCAGAACATCTCATATGGATTACCTAAGTAAAATATTCTACCATCATCAGATCTTGTATGATAATGCCCAGAATATACTTTATCAAACTTATTAAAGGCATCAATCTTCATACCATCTTCCATGACATGACCACGGTGTGCTCTGAATCCATTCAACTCTAAGTGACCCATAGCAACTTTAGATTTGGATTTCTTAATTTTTGATAGACTTTCATCAAAATTATCAGTGCTTATCCAAGGTAATAAAAGAATATCTAATCCATCTATCTTTATATCTTGTGCACTAGAGTATGTTGTAATATTATCATAATCACAAAGAAGTAACTCAGGTGAATTGATTTCATTTGTATTTTTGTAGTAACAATCATGGTTTCCTGTGATTGCATGAACCTTATACTTCTTCATTGGTTCAAATACAACTCTCTTAGCCCATTCAAGACTATAGTAATCAATCGACTTACGACTATCAAATATATCACCCATATGAATGATAGTGTCTATTCCCTCTGCTTCTAATGATGGGAAGAATATATTCTTATAGAACAACTCAAAATAATCATGCAAATGCTTTGACCCTTTACGAGCACCGTAATGGGTATCAGTTATAATGGCAAGTTTCATCTATTTTTCTTTTGTGCAATATTATCCTTAATTGTATTATACTCAGACATTGCTCCTGTCAAGGCCCCTCCTTCATCAACGTGCATAACCTCGTCAAATCCTGTCTTTTCAATGATCTTATTCTTTATATCTAATTGCTTCTTCTCTTTCTGTATGCGTCTTAGAAAGGCATAGTGTATGATCTGAGTAAAGTATGCAAAAGGATTACGAGACTTCTCTGGATCAAAGTTATGGATATATTGAACACAATTCTCAATGCCATCAGATATCATATCATCACGAAACATATAGTTAACGAAGT